GCACAACTTTAACGAAAATTGTTATCCATAATACGAAAACGATAAAGAATTGTACGAAAACCTTAATTATTGTACGAAAAGCATCGTTTAATTGTACGAAATTGGTTATCCATTTTTGTACAATGAAAGAATATAAAACATTATCTAAGCTGAGCCTGTACTAAGAAAAACAGCATCCAAGGAATCAAGATGTAATTGATTGGTTAAGTAATAAAGAATTTGACCCAACTACAGCAAAGCGCATGGCTAGCTTTATTAGGCCAGAATGGGCAAAAAAAGGATCTCCCAAAAAACAATAGAGTCTACCTTAATTTCCTTAATTTTCAATGCGTTATGGCTTTATGAACCCTATTATAAAGAACAATAGGGTTCGGTATCTTATTTAAAAGTCTCTAAAGGTGTTTTCCCTAAACCTATAAAACTTTCAGCCAGATCGGTTGGCTGGCTTGAGAGCGAGGTAGACAACTGGATAGATCAACGGATTGAAGCCACTAGAGGCAACCATAGGGAAAAAATATGAATCACCAAAAAGCTACCTTCAGAAGCAGCACAATTATTGCTATGCAGGCTTTTTCTAGCATACCGAACTTAGCATCAAACTTTGAATCTATTCTTTTTTCTAGGCTATTTAAATCTTCTTTAGTGGCTGCGCCGTCAAATGAGGCATTCAAGGCCTTTACAGCCGTAATTGCTTGGCTTTCTGTGTAGCCCCCAGATAAATATTCTTTGTATACTTGTAATGTATCTATGTGTGCCATTCTTATCCCCATTTATAGTTATTTCCTTAGATTTTACTATACTAAAAACTTAGATACAAGGAATGTATCTATCTAAGTAGTTCAACCACCAGAAAAGGATTTCAAATGGTAGCTAAAAAGCACACGGATAAGTTAAACGAAATCAAGAAAAATATTGAGCACGCGCACGAATATTTTATAAAGAATGTTAATCGCTTTAATGACTTTATGAAGTTTGTCTTCCAGACTTCGTTATCGTCCGATGACATCACTAAATTAGATGTGCTACAAAAACCTGCAATAGAATTTAACATCTTAGAAGCGATGATTTCAAGGCTAAGAGGCGAGTTCGCGAAACAAGAACCATCAATAGTGGCAAGAGCTGCCGACGGTGTGCGAATTGAAGAGCTAACCCCAGAATTTTTACAAACATTAGAAATAATAGAGGCGCATTTAAGAGAGATTTTCTTTGACGCCTCCAACGATGCACTAGAGTATAACATTTATTCAGACTTATTAGCTGGTGGTTATAGTGTTGTCCACGTTTATACAGGCTACATTAACGAGCTATCTTTTGAGCAAAATATTAAAGTAGAGCGAGTATTCGATCCAACTTTAACTGGCTTCGATCCGTTAGCCAGAGAATCACATAAGGGCGATGGTAATTACTGCTTTCAGTTAATCCCTAAATCAAAAGAAGATTTTGAAGAAGAATTCGGTAAAGGCTCGGCCGACAATATGAAGTTTGAAAGATCGAGCCATGTAGGCGATTTTAATTGGAGCTATTTAAATCAAGATCAAGAAATCATACTGGTTGCCGATTACTACTGCAAGAAAAAGAAGAAAGAGAAGATCGTAAAACTTTCTAACGGCCATACTATTGTTAAAAAACATTATGAGGAATTCCTTAAACTATGGGGTAATCAAGGGTTTATTGAACAAGCCCCCATTGTTATAGATGAAAGAGAAACCATTATCGAAACAATTGATCGCTATATGGTTTGTGAAGATAAAGTACTGTCTCACGAAGAAACATCCTATAAGTTCTTCCCGTTAGTATTTATTGATGGCAATAGTGTGGTAATTAGAGAAAACGAAGATGGTGCATCAATGCAGATGACCAGGCCTTTTGTTTATCATGCTAAAGGTGTGCAACAACTTAAAAACTTCTCAGGACAGACCGTTGCTGCCGAAATTGAAAACATGGTGCAACATAAATTTATGGTAGCAGTTGAGTCTATACCAGAGGATTATGCGGACGCTTATAAAAACGTACAGCAAGCATCTACGTTGGTTTATAACGCATTTTATAAAGATAATCCAGAGCAACCATTACCGCCCCCAAGAGAAGTTCAACGAACCCCTACTCCCGACATTGTTAATATGACTTTTATGGGGACCGATCAGGTTACCCAAACTATATTAGGTACGTATGATTCCATATTAGGAACTAACGATAAGCAAATATCAGGGGTCGCCATACAGCAAGGAGCAATGCAATCTAATGCTGCGGCCATTCCTTATTTACAGGGCTATATTAGAGGCTTAAATAGGGTTGCCCAAATAGTTGTTGACTTAATTCCTAAGTATTATGTAACGCCTAGAAGCTTACCAGTAAAGGCGCCTGACGGTAAGCGCTCTTACCAAATTATTAATCACCCAAATAATCCTGAAAGCGTAGACTTTAGTTACAACCCAAATAGTTTACAGATTAAGGTTGAAGCAGGGGTTAGTAGCGCAGTACAAAAACAAGTAGCGCTTGATCAAATAATTAGAATGATGCAGTCCAGTCAATTGTTTGCTGAGTTTATTAATACTATGGGGCTAGAAACAATTCTAGATAACATGGACATTAGAGGTATTGAGGGGCTTAAGGCTCAAGCCGTTCAGTTTATGAAGCAATTAGAAGAACAAAAACAACAACAAGCACAGCAAGGCAATCCTGAAGAAACCGCAATGCGTGAGCAAACCGAGGCCATTAAACAAATTGAGATGGCTAAGATTCAGCAACAACAACAAAAACAAGAAGGAGAGCTAGCTATCCAAGCTGCTAAAGTTGCTAATGAGAAGACCTTAACTGATGTTAAGTTTATGCAGATTATGGCGCAAATTAATCAGAACCAAATCAAACTTGGAATTGAACAAGAAAAGGTTGATTCCGAAAATGCTAGAACTGCGGTGGAGCATGTAATTAAAAGTGCAGAAATAGCCCACAAACATAGGGAAGAATAGTGTTAGACAAGGGATATGTCTGCGTTTTGTCGGATTGTAAAGATGCGATAAGGGATTTGATTGCAAAGGGTCAACAGGTAGATGCAATTGTTACTGACCCGCCGTATGAACTTGGGTTTATGAACAAAGGCTGGGATAAGTCTGGCATTGCTAATGATGTCGAGTTATGGAAACTATGCCTAGAGGTATTAAAGCCAGGTGGCCATTTATTAGCGTTCGGCGGTAGCCGCACTTATCATAGGATGGCCTGTGCAATTGAAGATGCCGGGTTTGAAATTCGGGATCAAATCATGTGGGTTTATGGAAGCGGTTTTCCTAAAAACTTAAATGTTAGCAAGGCTATCGATAAGATGGCTGGTGCTGAAAGAGAGGTTATAGGCGTTTTAAAAAGTAGCCAAGATATAAAGGGGAACGCTGGGTTTGGCAGTGAAAAAAGCAAGCTTAAAGAAAGGATTGATATTAACATAACCACGCCGCCAACATACGATGCCAAAAAGTGGGATGGCTGGGGTTCTCAATTAAAACCAGCACACGAGCCAATAATTGTGGCAAGAAAACCACTAAGCGAAAAGAATATAGCAAGTAACGTGCTAAAACATGGTACTGGCGGGATTAATATCGATGGGTGTCGGGTTGGAACAGAAACTAGAACGTATCAAAGTATGAAAACTTTAGGGGTTATGCACGATGATAATTGGGTGTCAAGGCAATTTAAATCGACCGTGTCAGGCCGTTTTCCAGCAAACTTTATCCACGATGGTAGCGAAGAGGTAGAAGCAAGTTTAGGTTCGCCGTCCCGCTTTTTCTATTGTGCTAAAGCGTCGTCCGCAGAAAGAGGCCAACATAACAATCATCCCACTGTAAAACCAATTAAATTAATGCAATACTTATGTAGACTAGTTACACCGCCTAATGGCGTTATACTCGATCCGTTTATGGGCAGCGGTTCAACTGGAATTGCTGCTAAGCTAGAGGGATTTAGGTTCATAGGAATTGAAAAGCAACAGGAATATATGGATATTGCGATTAAAAGGATAGCGAATGACAACTAAATCACATACCTTTCCGCCATTAAAGCCGCTGCCTCTGATTACTTTGGAGCAATATGAGATTCTTGAGTTGAATCAAGATTTAGGTTATAAGAATCTTTTAGCTGACGCTAAATTTGAAGAAGAAAGAAGTAAACTATTTTTAAAGGATTAATAAAATGTCAAAACTAACAACTAACGCCAGAAAGAAATTAAAACCAAAAGAGTTTGCATTACCCAAATCACGTAAGTTTCCAGTGCCTGACAAATCTCACGCTGCCAATGCTAAGGCTCGTGCATCTGAGATGGAGCATAAGGGTAAAATATCTAAAGAAACAGAAGAAAAGATAGATGCTAAGGCTAACAAAGTTCTTAAGGTAAAGAAAAAGAAATGAAAAACGAAGATGAATCGGTACCTGTAATAACAGAAAAATCCGAAGATGAAAAGGTAATCGAAATTGCAGAAGATTGCGTTATCCTTTCAGATTATGCGCCTACTGAGGCTGAACTTGCCGAATTTCACCGAGAATCTTCAGTTGAATATTGGCGTACTATAGAATTACCGCCATCGCCTAAATATAAACCTGGTTCACCATAAATTTTAACAAACAAGGAGAGTTACGATGCCTACTGATAATCAACCTAAAAGCATTACGACTGTATTAAATAAACTTAAAGCCGAATTACACGAA